ATCTTCTGGATTTTGACAGACCCGAAACCACCTATCCCTCAGTTTCAGCTTCGGTATCTTCGGTGCCAAGTTCGGCATCATCACCCTTTCCATAAGAAAATTCTTGATCAGCTACTTCATCAAGTTTAGTTAAAAGTTCAGTTGTAAAATGTTTTTCTGGATCACTCAAAATTTGTTTACCATATAATTTTGATCCATCAGGCATTTCATAACGAGTCGCTACTTTCTTTATTATACCATACTTTTCAGCTAATTCAAGCAGTCCGTAATACCGACTTAATCCTTCGTCATAGGTTAAAAGAACATCAATTCTTTTGTTTTCCTTAGTCAATCTAGATTTGAAATTTTTACAATGAATAATATTTCCAACAACATCTGTTCCCACCTTTTCTTTTCTCTTGGATAGAAACACAATATTAGATGCTGCATACTGTAGACCAGAACCACCACCCATTACATCTTGTGGAAACATAGTTCCAACTTGTTTGTAAGTATGATTGGTCACCAGTAATGGGATACCCGCTTTAGCAAGTTTAAGTGTTAAGACTCTAAATGCACCTTTAACAATTCGTGCCTTGGTCATATCTACTTTGTCTGCACCTTCCGATACATCCCCAACTTCCTTTGCCGTTGACAACATTCCAAGACTATCAAGACATAAGAGTAAAGGTTTACCTTCACCATTCTCTAAATGTTTGTCTACTACCTTTGAACATTGTGTTGCAAATTCTTGAATCGTGGCCACAGGAAATTGTACAAATCTTTTTGTATCAATATTTCTTTCCTCGACCATCTCAGGAGTCATCGCGGACTCAGACTCAAAGTAAAGAACACCACCGCTAGGATTGTCTGTAAGAAACTGTTTGCAAAGACCAAGTAGAAAAAATGTCTTTCCTGTAGCAGACTCACCTGCGAAGGCGGTAATTTTGTTGGATGGCAGACCTTTATGTATACTGCCAGAGAGAAGCCCATTAAGAATATAAGAGCCTGTGTCAATGTACTCATTTACGTTTCCTAACATTCCATCTGCAACTTTGGAAGCATATTGGTTTCCTGTTGCACTAATTAATTCATCTAAAAAATCAGCCATGTACTAAAATCTTTCCTTTATCGCCTAGCCTACTGGCTAGTTCATGTTCACACATATCTCTCAGACATACAATGTCTTCAAGATCCATTTTCTTAACATGCTCTAGATGGACTTCAATATGTCCAGATATATCAAGAGCTCTTTCCTTTGGCATCATACCTAATATGCCAGGAGCATCAGATTTTCTATGTACACCTTCATACATAACCACCTGACCAACATTAGCTCTAGTACCATAATGAGCATTTAAATACTCTTTTGAGTAAGTTATAGTTTCTGTATTTTTATCCATTAGATTTCCTCCTTTGTAGTTCAGCTAAAACTCTCAGACCTTCTTGATTGAGTGCAACCCTATCAGAATAATCTTCAGACTTATTTCTACGATCCATAAGGTCTTTATATAAATCTCGTAGGTCTTCATCTAACCAACCACCATAATCTATATCATCTGTAATATTCATAATAGTTCTATTGTAACATGAGTTGGTAAATTGTCAAGCAAAGAAATCCATAATGGTAGACCTTCTCTCATGATCCCAGCCAATAGTATCCAAGATACCTCTCATTGGATCTAGAAAGGATTTCTGAAATTGTCTATCATAATCTATGTAGTCTTCTAGATTAAATTCTTTAGGAAGTTCCCCCAACATAGCAATTGCAGAATCACCAGTTGGATTTGGTTCTTTAAGATAAGTATATTTAATTTTCTCACCCTCTTGAATCTTTGGATACTTCTTGATAAGTTTATTCTTTTCCAACATCATATTATAAATCAAAGACCCCTTAACATGAAGTGGTGTAGATTTACGATATATTGTAGCAGAATCCCGATACTTAGCAAGACCCTTTACTGATCTTGGAAATGATACTTCTTCTGGAGCGAGGTCATTGAATTGTTTTCGATAGTTCTCAATGAAGTTAATAACATCATCTTCAGTTCCATTTACTACAATCTTAAAAGCCTCCTTCAAGGCATTCCTCACAGACTCAGGGGTTGAGGACTTAACAGCCTCAATCCCCATAATCTTTAATTTTGGTTTTTCATACTGAACACCTTCTGAGTTATGAACATTCAGAATGTAATGTTTCTTTGCAGTCCAGATTCCCACATCAGCAAGAACCTCACGTTTCATTACCATCTTCTGTTGGAATGCATGAACGTATTCAGCTAGTTCTTCGTAACACTTCTCAATAACACCCTCTATCTTACCTTCACAAACTCCATCCATGAATTTGATAGTCTTGTCTGTATCTTCTAATTTTACTATCTCGACAAGAGAACTAAGGTCAACGTATAGAGAGTCAGTATCAGAAGCAATAACGTAATCTGATCCATCTGTTTTTAATACTCCGTTTAAATAATCATTTACAGCTCTTTCAGCCCATCGAATCGAAAGTTGACCAGCAACCGAAACAGCCTCAGCATTACTTTCATTGTAATATCTGAACCATTGATTACCGAGAGCACCATAGGCTGAGTTAAGAGCAATCTTTAAATTCAACTGAAGATTATGAAGGTGAGCAATGACATTAGGATCTGCTTTACTTCCCTTCTTTTCCTCTTCAATCATTTGTTTCTTATACTTTACACGATTTGTATACATCTCTTCCATTAAACTTGGAAGAAACCCTTGTTTGTCTCTTGTGTAAAGTGCTCCATTTGGAGTCATTGTTAAATTTTGTTCTTCCAGAAAACTCAAGTCATCTTCCTTATTCAACATGGATTCTACCATAACATTATGACCCGAATTATCTTTTCGTGCCTCTCTGTAGATTCCCTTCAATGTCTCAGGAGAAATATTGTACTGCATAATCAAATGTGGATATAGTGAGTTTAAGTCAAAACTACATACCCACTTATGTCTTCCAATCTTCGGATCTTTTACATAAGCACCTTCATAAGCACCACTCTTGTTCTCAAGTCTCTTTTGTGGAATGGCAATCTTTTGTTCCCTAAGATGGTTGTATATAATCATATCCCACATTTTCACAGGACTGAATACATCATTGAAATTAATCTTAGCCATATAGGCCAGAGAAATTACCATCTCCATAACTTTGAGTTTCTTCTCAATTCGTTCTACAAGAAGAACATCCTTTACGTTATAGTCAATGTACTTTTGAAAATTAGTTTTGTAAAGTTCATGGAGAGTACTTACTTCAGAATAGTCAAGTTTCTTCTCTCCTAATTCTACATAAGCAATGTGATTTAATGCAAAGGATTCATGATTTCTGTAAGTGAATTTGGTATAACAATCCATGTAGTCTATACTGGAAATACCGACAAGTTCATAGACTTGTTGTTTCCTACCACCCATGAGATTTATTTCATTTTCTCTTAACCATCCCCACGGCGATAGTTTATCAGCCATCTTGTTTCCAAGAACATTACAGATACGATTTACAAGATATGGAATATCAAAAAATCTAGTATTCCATCCTGTAACAATATCTGGATAATCAGCCATCCAATCATTGACAAATTCGGTCAATAATTGTTCTTCATTTTCACACTTGATGTATTTTACATAGGATGGTGGATTGTATTCACCACAGGCATAGGTCTTGAATTCATCATCTATCTTGATAGAGATGGCAAGAACCTCTTCGTTGGCTAATCTTATATTTGGAAATCCATGTTCTGAACCACACTCTATATCAATATATGCAATTCTAACTTTTGATATATCGTAATTGATATCACCAGAATATGTATCAGAAATGAAAGGATATTGGAATTGTTCTGGGCCATAGACATTGGCACCATAATCTCTCATGGCCTCTCTAGACTCTTTCATAGACCCCCACTTTACAGGAGCTACTACTTTACCTTCTAGAGTTTTCCATTCAGATTGTTTTTGTGTTGGCACATAAAGAGTGGGCTCATAGCGAACTTTCCTTTGGAAATGTTCACCATTGTCATCAACCCCTCTCAATGCAATAAAATTGCCATGAGGTTGAACATTAGTATAAAACATTAATAATATTTTTGATAAGGGATTTCTAAGTTGTCAAATGTATTATAACACCATTTGATCTGATTGTCAACCCACATAATTCGCGTACTATATGCGTTGACAAAAAATAGAATTTGTAGATATATTTTTAGTATAATTCCTATTAGAAAATAAGACCCGGCTTGTATTGAGTTTTTCCATTTACTCTTAAAGCTGTCATAATTTTCTTTCGGTTTGAACCATCCTTTTTGAAACTGCAATGTACCCATCCGCTATTAGGTTGACCTTTAGTATAAAATTCAAGAATGAGCTGATCAAAATCAAGCTCTTTGGAAATCCAAGTTGCAACTTCACCATTTGGAGTTCCATTTTGTTCAAAATCTGCTGCTTCTCCAAAACAATGTTGACTCGTTTTAGATCCGCCTACTTTACTGTTGAGAGCTGGAGATCTATAGCCTGAATTGACTGTGATAACTCCAAAGTGTTCTCTAACTGGTTGTAGCACATGCTGAGTCAAAACAGTAAGATTCACAATTTCTTCAATACCAGGCTCATTCGATATACCCAATCTATCTGCGGTTGAACTTTTTGTAAGTTCGTTCAACCAAAAATTTTGTGATAACCTCATGTTATAACCTCAATCTTTTGTGTATTGGGATCAAATTTTACTTTGACTGTCAATTCTATTGGTTTAAGTGTTCCGTCTTTTAAATTGATAGGAAGTTTACCTTCCACAGCTCCTACTAATGCATCTTTCGCAGTTTCAAAAGTATGAGCAGGGTCTTCCTTTACAATCTTATCTAATTCCTTCTTCGCTTTATCTGGAAGAAGATCATCAATCATTTTTTCAACGTGTTCTGATGCTAGATCCTGAGCTTTGTCAACTACAAGTCCAGCAATCGTATTGAATAATAATCCAGCTAATGGTAACATAATTATCCTTTATTATATTTCTCCCAAGCTTCAATAGCTCGTATAGAGTTTGGTCTATGATCTAGACCAACTGATTTCAAAAATGCATCTTTAGACATTTTGTTAGATTCTTGTAAGAATTCTGGTTCTGGAATGTGTAATGCAATTTCTTCTTCTAATTCTTCAGCATCAAACATTACCTCTTTTAGAACTTTTCTTTTTGGTTTCTTTGCCACATCACTCCCCTAACTAGTTAATAACTTCTTGATTTTCTGGTTCATGAACCTCAACATCTTCATCAGATTCAGTACCTACTACTTTATTTAGGATTTCAGTAACCCATTCTGGGCCTTGTTGTGTATCTGGAAATCCATCTTCAGATGCTCTCCAAAGAATTTCACCACCAATTTCAATTATAATATCATCTTCATCAATAGAATGTCTCTCAACATCTGATGGTTTACCTACAAGTTGTGGTTTGTGATTTGCAATACCTGCAGTGATTTGAATACCATGAGGAAATCCGTATTTTTCATTCATCATAATACGAACTGTTCTACCACCTTCAAATGCTGGTGCTCTCATTTTCTCAGGGATTTCCATACCTTGCATCCCTTTACCAGTTGAGGTATCAAATACTATACCATCATCTTCTTCTTCAGTATTAACTTTAAATACTTCTTCAGTTTTTTCTTCTTCTGCCATATTTTTCCTTCAAATTAAGTGTGGGGCTCAAGCGGATTCCCACCCAACCATGAGCCCCCGCGTCATTATTAAGATCCGATTTGAATCAGCCGTGGCTTCTTCTCATCGGGAATCACTCTTTCAAGGTCAACAATCAACATGCCGTCCTTGAGATCCGCACCCTTTACAATGATATCATCGGACAGAGAAAATGTCCTCATAAAAGACCTTTTAGCGATACCTTTATGAACAAAAGACTCAGATTTCTCTTCATCTTTTTCATTTTCCTTTGAACGAATGACTAATTGTCCATCCGTCACTTCAACCTCAATATCTTCTTTTGAGAATCCAGCAAGAGCTAGCTCAATAGAGTATTGTGTTTCGTTTTGTTTCCGAATATTGTATGGTGGATACCCCGAATCGCGGGTTATGTCCATATTAAAGAAACGATCAAAAATAGTATCAAAGCCAACAGTATGGCCCATTAATTTCTGAAAGTCTTGGGGTGTAAACGCGGAGTGTCGTGCTAATACCATAATGCCTCCTTCTAAAGCGAGGTTAATAATCTAACCCATCCTGTAGCACACAGCAATGAGTCTGTTAAATGAGGTTTCCACTATGGACAACCTCAGTCGCGAAAGCCTTCTCCCTTGAAGAAGTGCTCACAACGATGTTTGAAAACAATCCAAATCAATTCGATGAAAGAGTCAGCAGTATAATTTCCAACTCCTTTAACCAATAATTTGTATTCAGTTTCCATATCTTCCATATTATTTATCTTCAAAATAAAAAAGGGTGAGGTGAGTAGTAGGACTTGGCGTTACCTACAACATTGGAGAACGAACTTCCGTTAGCTTTTACCCTCCGTACCTGCTCCCCCACTGGCGTGTGAGATGTGACCCCCCTCTATTGCTAGAGGGGTAGCCTCGGCACCATCCGTGAACAGTCTGACTATCTCGGCTCTCGACAAGATTATTATCAGTATACTCAAAGGCCGTCACCTTTTTTGTTCACCCTTTAATAATAGTATAACATATTTTTACATTATGTCAAGTGGTTACTTCTTAGAGTAAATTCCCCAAAGTACCCAAACTGCTACTAAACCGACTAGACCTTCAGCACCTAGTTTTGAAACTAAAGCGGTTACTGAACCTACGATATCTAAACCGATAAAAGGAACAGCTGCTCCGAAAAGAATCTGAAGAACCACGCCTAGTGCGATCAACGCAAGACCGGCTTCTGTAAGACTGCGAATCCAGCCTGTTGCTTTTTCTAACATAAAATTTCTCCATTAGAAGATTTTAGTTTTCAGACCAATAACAACAATGTTATTTGCCCGTTGACCCAAATCCTCCATCTCTTTCAGTCTTTTGAGTTGGTGGTTCTTGGATCTCTAACAAACTATGATAAACTTTTTCTACCAATTCAGCTTGACATATTCTATCTCCATTATTTATAAACTTGGGAGATTGGGATATATTCGTCAACATGACAAAAACTGGCTCAACATAGTCATAATCAATTATACCTTCACAATTTGTGAGGTATACGCCGTCTTTCCAAGCTAATCCTGACCTTGAATGTAGACGAACAGAATAGCCCTCTGGAATATCTAAAATCAATCCAGTAGGAACTAATACCCGCTCCATGCAGAATATTTGTATTGCACCCTTTTTTATTGGGCGATCAATAGTTTTATTTAGAGTATCTTGATTTACTTTGTATGTTCCTGTTTCTGGTACGTATGCATGCAAATCAAAACAAGCTGATCCTTTTGTTGCAAAGAATGGATCTTGTACAATCGGATCTAATTTATAAAAACCTAGTGGTTCACTCGCTCCCGCCATCTTCTACCTTTTTACTTCCTATATTATATTTAGCTACAAGTTCCCATTGATCCTTCTCTTTGAAGGATAATATCTTGAGCTGATTAAGAGGTACAATTAATTCCTCTGTTTCACTTGAATTGACTAATTTAATCAATCCCCATTCGGTTAAAAGGTTTGCTACTGTATTTCTTCTTGCTTGATCATTCTCTGAAAAATTTGTGGGTTTACCATCAAGTGCAAATAATTCTTTAAAATGTACTATAAAGTACCTACCCTGTTTGTGCAGGATATGACAAGACTGATATAGTGTTTTATCTTTTCGGGATGCGACCCCGATTCTGGTTAATGTCTCCCTGACTTTCAGAAAATCATCTGGATTCTCAAGGGTGCATTCAACCATTGTGTCAACTGATACATTCATTTTTCCACTCCACCTTGATTCAATTTGTCTTTAATATAGCCAAGTTGATCCTCAGAGAGTATTTTTAAAGCATCTTTGGCCTTCTCATTACCGAATCCATAATACTCTTTAACTACATCTAAATCATGTAGTTTCTCAGGTTTCAACCATTTACTATATCGTTTTTTCTGTCTGATACTATTTAGTAAATAATCAAACTGAAGACGCGAATCTAGGTGGTGGTTTCTGTTCATTTCGTTGACTTGAAATATCGTATCCATAAAAAAAGACAATCCACGATTCACAATAAAAGGTGAATACTTCTTCTCATCTTGAGAAGTGAGCATAACATCTTCTTTTGTTTCGTTGATTGCCTTTAAATACTCAAATGGACTCATACAGCTTCTTCTACAATTTCAAATACTGATTTGGTTGTATTTTTCTCATACATTTTCATCGGTACAACCTCAATAGTGATATTGTGTCGTTCGCCAGTTTCGGGATTA